CACAAAATTTAACATTAGCAGAAGCGTGTAGATCTGAAACTGCAAAACGCAGACACATAGATAACACACCTAGCGGTACTATACTAGACAACCTAAAACTAACTGCTGAAAAAATATTTCAACCCATAAGAGATCACTTTAAAAAACCAATATATGTATCTAGTATGTATAGGTGTGAAAGATTAAATAGTTTAGTAGGTGGAACAGCACATAGCAAACACATTACAGGACAAGCTATTGATCTAGACAACGATGGTACTGATATATCTAACAAAGATATATTTAACTATATAAAAGATAATTTAAAGTTTGATGTATTAATATGGGAGTTTGGTGACGAATCACCTAACTGGGTACATTGTAGTTATGTAGAAGGTTTAAATAGAGGTTTAGTATATCAGAATACTACGGATCAAGGTTTAATATTATATAAAGAACCTAAAAAAGTAAAGAATGAGCAAAGAAAGAAAAAAGTTCAAAGAAACGAAACTGGGACAATTTCTACTGGGGAAGTCAGGGGTATTTCAAGGTCTAGCGGATACGATTCCTGATAAAGGTGTTTTAGGCGTTTTAAAGAACTTAATTTTAAAAGATGATGCCTTACCTCAACCAGACAAAGAAACTGCCTTAAAAATGCTTGAAATTGAGTTACAAGAGATGGATTCGGTAACTCGTAGATGGGAAGCTGATGCTATGTCAGATTCGTGGCTAAGTAAAAACGTTAGACCATTAACCTTAGTATTCTTTACAGTAGTATATACAGCAGGTTTCTTTTTTAAGTATGAATTAGGTGCTATAAACCAAATATTACTTCTTATAATAGGAGCTTATTTTGGTGGAAGATCTTTTGAAAAAATACAAAAACTTTAATACAATATAGTATATTACAATATAATATTATACTATATAGTACAATACAATATAGTAATGTTTATTTATATATTTAATTTAATACTGTTTATTTTTTTTATAGTATATTTATTATATGCGTCAAAAATTAATAAAAAAGATTGATAGGATCTTTAGTGAGTATATTAGATTAAAACACGCAGACAAGTCTGGTAATTGTAAATGTATAACTTGTGGAAAGACTTATCATTATAAAGATATTGATGCTGGTCACTTTGTTAGTCGTAGGTTTCTTATTGTTCGCTTCGACGAACTAAACGTGCATCCTCAATGCAAATATTGCAATAGATTTTTAAACGGTTTAGCTTATGAATATGGTAAAGCTATAGATATGCTTTATGGTAAAGGTACTGCAGATCGTTTGATTAGCTTATCTAGACAAACAATTAAAATAGAAAATTACGAATTAGAAGAAAAATATTTGTTTTATAAAAAAAATTTGATAACTTTGAAGAAACAATTATAAAGTTATGTACACACAAAACGACTTAGAAATAATAAAAACACAGGCTAATGGCTTTGTGAATGACCAGTTAAAATGGCAAAGACTAAGAATAGAATCTCTAGAAAAAGAGTTATCTAAGGAAAAACAAAAAACAAAAAAGCTAGAAGAACTTTTAGCATACGCAGATAAATTTAATTTAATAAACACGCAATGAGTTTAGCAGAAAATCAAACTAGACAATCAACTATTGACTGGATCGAAGAAGGTAAAACTTGGTCTGGTAAAGATGGAACAGAAATGAGAGAATATAAAGTATCTCTAAAAAATGGTGATATACCAGTATTTAATTATCCATCTAGCAAACCGTACCCATTTGCAAAAGGTGATGAAGTATCATACCTTTTAAACGAAAGAATGGTAAATAAGAAAATAATTCAAAACGGTAAACAAATGAAAAAAGTAGAAAACGAACAAACTACAACAACTAGTACAGAAACACCTACATTAACACAGCAACAAAGTATAGCATTATCAGTTGCAGCTAAGTTAGGTTATGAAACTGTTACTAGCGATGCTTGGCAAAAAACATTAAAGTTCCAAGACACAGAAAAAAGAGCGCAAGCTCAAAGCGAATTACTAAGTTCTATAGGACAAGTAACAATAGCTTATTATAATTTATTAACATCTAAACCAAAAAACAATGGCTGATACAGTTTTTATTAATGGGTTATATACTTACAAGGGAAGTAAACCATATATAGTTTCTAAGAATAGTTTAAATGTAGAAAAGTTTAAACTTATGTTAGAAGATCCTACGGTACAAAAACATATAAAAGAAAACGAAGGATTCTTAAAGTTTGTTACTATGGTTTCAAAGAACGATAAAGTTTATAGTAAGTTAGAAGATAATAGCTATAGAGAAGTAACAAGCAAACAACACAGTCCAGATCGAAACTCTAATGACGATGATGGACTACCATTCTAATACAGTATCTCTAAGGTCGCAAGTCGATAGGCTTAATGACATCAGAAATGGTAAAATTAAAGAAGGTCTACGACTTGGTGTACCAGAGATAGACGAGTACTGGAGATTTAAATTCTCATCTTTTAATGTAGTACTCGGACACGCATCAACAGGAAAAACAACTACACTACTTTATTTACTTTTATTATATGCTGTTAAGTATAATTTAAAATACTTAATATATAGTTCAGAGAATGAACCAAGCAGTATAACAAAAAAGTTATGTGAATTTTTAGTAGGGTTACCATTTAATAAAATACCAGATAATGTATGGAAACAAAAAATTAAATGGATACACGAACACTTTAGATATATAGACATAGATCAAGTATATACATCTAGTGAACTATTAAGAAACGCAGAAGAAATAAAGAAAACATTTAATTATCACGCTATAGTTATAGATCCATATAATTCACTTGTAAGAGATAAAGAACTTATGAAAGTGTATGGTGGACACGAATACGATTATGCTATAATGGGTGATTATAGGTTATTTACCAGAAAAAATAAATGTTCAATATTTTTAATAACACACGCAGTTACAGAAGCTTTAAGACATAAACACGCTAGCGGACATAAGTTTGAAGGATATATACAACCACCAAGTGCTGGATCAGCTGAAGGTGGAGGTAAGTTCTTAAATAAATCTGACAACTTTTTAATATTACACAGATACACAAATCATCCAGAGTTATGGACTAATACATATTTAGCTGTAATAAAAATAAAAGAGATAGATAGTGGTGGTAGACCAACACCATTAGACAACCCTATAGAGTTTAGATCTATTGCAAACAATGTAGGTTTTAGTATAAATAATAAAAATTTACTACATTTAATAACAAACGGTGATTCTTGAAATAGCATATAGAAAGCATAAAGATTGGTTGAGGATATGTAAATCTTTCAACTGCTGTGCTGACGACTGCGATGACATCGTATCCGAAATGTATTTAAAAATAGATCACCTAACTAAACAAGGTAAAGATCTCACATATGGCGATAATGATATAAATTATTTTTACTGTTATAAAATAATATTTCATTCTTGTTTAAGATTAAAACAACACAACAATAAACGTAAAGAATTAATAGTTACTAGTGATAGTGAAAACTTTGATTTAAGTGCAGCTCTAGCTAAGTATGGAATAAAATCTACTATAGATGAAGATTTATTATTTGATAAGCTAGAAGAATTTACAGATGAATATAGAGAAAAACTAACCTGGTATGATATTACAATATTTGAATTACTATCAGGTGGTAAGAAAATATCAGAGTTACAAAGAGAAACTAATATAAGTTATGTATCTTTAAGAAACACTTATTTAAAAGTAAAAAGTTTTATAAAAAAGCAATATGAGAAATTCGATTGGACTAGGGGATCTAGCAGAAAAAATAATTAACATAATTACTTTTGGTTATGGTAAAAAAATAGCTACAGCTATAGCAAAACTATTTGGTTATAAAGACTGTGGTTGTGACAAAAGAAAAAACGACTGGAATAAAATACAAATAAAAAGATGATACAAATGAATCAACACGACTACAATGAGTGGTCAAAATTCAAAGGCGTAAAAAATAACACAATAGCAAAACACGAATTAAAATTAATCGAAACACTACACGCTAAGTATTTTAATCATCCTTACGAAAGTTTATGTACCTGTAGAGGTGAACATATTATAGGAAGAATACAAGAGTTTGTAGATGAGCTAAATGTTATTTACGAAAATGGATATACAACAAGTACATAAATGGGAGCAAACAGTAGTGCAAATATTAAATCTAGATAACTGGAATTTAACTTGGAGTGGAGGTGAGTTTAAGCATTATGACGCTAGAGGATATACAAGAAAAAATAAAGAGTGTGTGATTGAAATGAAGTTTAGGGATAAATATTATGAAACAAAATTATTGGAAAAGTTTAAATATGATAAATTAATGGAGATGGATAAAGAGCTTACGAAATTATATTTAGTATTTGATCCAAAAGGTATGTATATATTTTGGTTAGATAATTTACAGTTACCAGAATTAGAACAACTAAATTGTCCAGATACAACTTTATGGACTAAAAAGAAAAAACAAAAAGATGTATATTTATTAGAAGAATCACAAGCAAGTTATATAAACAATGAATCAGGATTTAATAGATGCTTATAAAAAGCTAGATGCAATAAAAGAGTTTGAGTGCGATCATAATATTTCTATAATATTAGAACTACTTAACAAATGGAATAAAAAAGCTAATAATAATAAAGAGCTTAAAAGTATGATAGAATCTTTTTTAGATATACAATGGCATATTATAGAATTAAAACGTGATAGAGATCTAGCACTTAAAGCTGTATTACAATATAAATTGCAAAGAGATAGAGCGATACAAGAAAAAAGAGAAGCTAACGATAAACTAAAAATATATGAAGATAAAGATCTCAACTGAAATACTAGGACAACAACCATCAGATGATGTACAAGATAAATTACTAGAAACTATAAATGCTATGTGGTTAGAATTTGATACTGTACCTGAATTAGGTAGTTTAATAGAAGTGGATCTATTTAGTTTTTTATTTCGCTTTACTATGGAAGCTAAAACATATAAGTATCAAGGTGGTGATTTAGAAATAATACTTACATATAGATTAACAGAAGAAATACTGTGAAGAAAACAAAACATCAAAAACGAAAAGAAATACCAGTTTACTCTGGTGTAGTTAGATACTTTCCTGATGCACTTAAAATGGTAGCACAGGTTAGTTATATAGGAAACCAACAACACCACTCTGATAAACCATTACATTGGGATAGAAGTAAATCTACAGATGAATTAGATGCACTTGCAAGACATTTAATAGACTGCGGTACACTAGATGATGATGGCTTACCACACGATGCTAAAGTAGCCTGGAGAGCATTAGCAAACCTACAGAAATATATAGAGAATAATAAATGATTAACTTATACAATATGGACTGTATGGAAGCTATGAAAGATATGGCTGACAACCAATATGATTTAGCTATTGTTGATCCACCTTATGGTATTAATGCTGCAAAAAGAAATGATTGGGGAAAAAAAAGAACATCAAGATCTGCAGCTAAACAATCAAATTACAAATCAAAAGATTGGGATAATAATGTTCCTGACAAAACATATTTTAATGAATTATTTAGAATAAGTAAAAACCAAATAATATGGGGTGTGAACAATTATCCATATTCAAATCTTGATGGTGGGAGAATATTTTGGGATAAAGGTGTAGGAGAGAAATGGAGTATGAGTGATGGTGAAATAGCATATACATCAAAGTCAAGAGCTGTTAGAAAAGTTAAAATTTTGTGGAATGGTATGCTTCAATATGATATGAAAAATAAAGAAGATAGAATACATCCTACACAAAAACCTATTAAATTATATGAATGGCTTTTAATTAACTATGCTAAAGAGGGGGATAAAATATTAGACACTCATTTAGGTTCAGGTAGCATAGCAATAGCTTGTCATAATTTAGGCTATGATCTAGATGCATATGAAATAGATAAAGAATACTATGAAGCTACAATGAAAAGATTTAACAATCATACAGCTCAAGCACAGCTTTGGACTTAATAATATTAGATATACTTATGGATACACAAATAAAACTATTAGACGGAAAACATTACGACAAAACAGAACTATTATCTAAAATGGTAGATGATGAATTTTACTATGGCTTTATGCATAAGTTCGCATTTAGTAGCAGTTCTATAAAATTATTATTAGAATCACCTAAAACATATTATAATGTAATGAAGTATGGTTCACCTAAAAGCCAAGCACTAAGAGATGGGTGGCTGTTTCATACTTGTATATTAGAACCAGAGGTATTTGAATCACAGATATTCGTAGATGTACAAAGCAAAAACACTAACAAATATAAACTGGCTAAAGAGCAACACGGTGAAGTATTTACTATAAAAGAAAAAGAAGATGCACAAAGGTTAGCAGAAGCATTCTATCGTAATGAACCAGCTATGCAAATAATAAAAGGTTGTAAGAATGAATATCCAGGTGTAGCATTAGTACAAGGACAACCATTTAGAGCTAAAGCAGATGTTATATGTGATGACTATGTGTGTGATCTTAAAACTACAAGTAACATAAAAGGTTTTGAGCATAGTGCATACAACTTTCACTATGACGTACAAGCATATTTATATACAGAAATATTTAATGTACCTAACTTTAGATTTGTAGTAATAGATAAAGGATCTAGAGATATAGGCATAAGTAACCCTGTAAGCAAAGAATTTATACAAAGTGGTAGAGATAAAGTAGCATATGCACTTAATGTTTATGCAAATCACTTTGAGCAAGACGAAGTCGAACTAGACGACTATTATATAGAAATAAACCTTTGATATATCAAAAAATATTAATATTTTAGTAGACTATGACAGAAACATACAAAATAGCAAGAGAGGTTAAGAAGATTACAGGTATTAACTTCTTAGAGAAAAACAGACAAACAGAGTACGTAGAAGCTAGAGCTTTTTTTGTACATATACTTAAAAACTATTACAAACTACGTAATAGAGATATAATTATAACATTTAATAAATTAGGATTCAATATGGATAGTGCTACACTTTGCCACGCTGTAAAGATGTTTGAAGTGTATGAGCATAATAATAAAAGAATGCAAGATTGGTTTGATAATCTATTTGCTAAACCAGACTTTAAAAACAGAGCGAATACGAGTGCATTTATTAAATCTAAACTAAAATACTTACCAGAAGATACTCTAATAAAGATAGCTGCACAAATAGATGCTATGATAAAAGATGAGTTATTTTTAGATGAAACTGAATGGGAGTACTAAAAAAATATAAAAAAAAGTATTATATTATTGATTAATCAAGTTTTTTCAAGTTGGCTAGAAAGTTAATTAGTACTTATGTAGAGAGGTCTAAAAAGAAAAGACCAGGAGTACATAGTAAGAACGCAAGTAAGAATCAACCAGGTTGGAAAAAGAAATACAGAGGTCAAGGTAAAAAAAGATAATTATGAGTTGGGGTGGTAAAAGAGAAGGTTCAGGTAGAAAGTCTAAGGCAGATGAGTTACAGCTATTAGACAAGTTATCACCTATGGAAGATTTATTTATTCAAGTATTACACGATGGGTTAAAGAAAGGCGACTATAAGTTTGCACAACTATTTGCTAATTATTATTATGGTAAACCTAGAGAAACACAAGATATAACCCTAAACCAAGATGTACCTTTATTTGAAGTAGTCGTAAAAGATAATGAACCAAGTACAGACTAATGTCGTATTTAATCACGCTTATAACTTTCACAGGTCAGATAAGAAGATATTAATAGAACAAGGTGGTTCTAGATCTGGTAAAACATTTAATATACTTATCTGGATTATATTTGATTACTGCACACAGAATAAGAATCATATAATAACTATTTGTCGTAAAACATTCCCATCGCTTAGAGGTACAGTAATGCGTGACTTCTTAGATATACTTAAAGAGTATGATTTATACAGCGAAAAGAATCATAATAAGAGTAATAGCGAATACTATTTAAACAACAATACTATAGAGTTCATATCACTAGATCAACCAGCTAAGATACGTGGTAGAAAGAGAAACTTATTATTTGTTAATGAGTGTAATGAAATAGATTGGGATAGTTGGCAACAATTAATATTTAGAACAGAAGGTCAGATACTAATAGACTATAACCCATCAGAAGCTAACCATTGGATATATGATAAAGTAGAAACTAGAGATGATGCTATATTCTATAAGACTACATATAAAGACAATCCATTTATAGATAAAACATTAGTACACGAATTAGAAAGACTAAAAGAAACTGATGAAGAATATTGGCAAGTATTTGGTCTAGGTGAGAGAGCATTATCTAGAACACAAATATTTAGCTTTGTAACTATAAATAAAATACCAGAAGATGCTAAGTTCTTATCTATAGGTATGGACTTTGGTTATACAAACGATCCTACAGCTGCAGTAGAAGTATATCAAAAAGATCACAGCTTATACATAAATGAATTACTATATAGAACTATGATGACTACTGCAGACATACATAGATTCTTTCTAGAGCATAATAAAGACAATAAGCTATGCTTCGGTGATTCAGCTGAAGTACGTTTAATAGACGAACTTCGTAGAATGGGTAATAACATACGCCCAAGCGTTAAAGGGCAAAACTCTATAATGGCTGGTATAGATTTATTAAAGCGATACAAACTACATATAACAGAAACATCTGTAAATGCTATAAGAGAGTTTAGAGATTATAGATGGAAAAAAGATAAAGCTAATAGATTAACTAATGTACCTAATGAAGGTGCCGATCATTTACCTGATGCTACAAGATATGCTACCTATAGTTTAATGAGTAAACCAAACTATGGTAAATATGCTATTAGATAAAAAAAGTTATTAAATAATTTTGATAATTAAAATATAGTTATTAACTTAGAGATATGAAACAGACATTACTAAACATATCTTATATAGCAGTTATATGGTTAGCCGCTATTCTATTAGTAGTATTAGATAACATAATTACTAATCTATAATGGAAACAAAATCATACAGAGATACTATGATAGCTTTAAATCAAGTATTCGGTCATTATGATTTAGATTTCTTAAAAGCTCTAGATATATCACAACTAGAGGATTTATTTGTACAAGATGCATTTAATGATCCAATAAAACACGATCACTTAGAATTACATAAAGACAATATAAACTTTAAAATAATAAAAGAACAACTTACATCTTCATAAATTTTCTTTTTTCATATTAATTAGTTGTTAAGGCAGTTTGGAGATGGCTGCCTTTTTTAATGAAAAAAAGTTAAATTTGGTATTATATTATTATGAAACTTTCTATAGATGTACCAACAGAACTAAATGAGATTACTTTAGATCAGTATCAACGTTTTATTAAAGTACAAAAAGATAATGGTGATGGTACGTTTGTAGCACAAAAGATGATAGAGATATTTTGTGGTATAGATCTTAAAGATACATTCAAAATAAAGATAACAGACATTAATGAAATAGTTAAGATAATTAACGAGCTGTTAGATATAAAGCCAGAACTAATAAACAGATTTACATTAAACAACCAGGAATATGGTTTTATACCATTACTAGAAGATATATCATTAGGTGAGTATATAGATATAGAAACATATATGCAAGACTGGCAAGATATGCATAAAGCTATGAATGTATTATATAGACCTATTAAACAAAAGTATAAAGACAAATATGATATAATAGATTATGATGCTAAAGAAAGCGATGTAATGAAAGATATGCCATTAGATGTTTGTATTAGTGCGGTGGTTTTTTTTTACAGTTTAGGAATCGAGTTGTCGAGCAATATGATGGATTATTTAACGGAGGAACAAATGAACAACCTTATGGCAGGTCAGCACAGTTTTCCAAAAGATGGGGATGGTATTCAGCAATTTTCGAACTCGCTCAAGGACGTATTACAGAATTCGAGAATATCACTAAAGAAAGATTATTAAAATCATTAAATGTATTATTATATATTAAAGAGAAAAACGAAGTAGAACAAGCAGAATTAAAAGCCAATGCCAGAAAACGTAGCTATTAGATCGTATTACTTACTAAGCGAAGCGCTAGAAAGTTCACTACTAAGCAATAATATAACTAAAACAGTTACTATAGGTGATATATCAGATGTAGACTTAGCAAAGCAAACTATATTTCCTTTAGCACACTTTATAGTAAACAATGTAGTATCAACTGAACAAACACTTGTATATAATATTACAGTACTTGTTATGGATATAAAAGATACTAGTAAAGAACAAGAAACAGATAAGTTTAGAAAAAACACAGACGAACAAGACATATTAAACACACAGTTAGGCGTATTAAATTTATTAATACAAAAATTAAGATTTGGTGATTTGCACACAACAGGATATAAATTAACTAATGATCCTACTTGTGAACCATTTGTAGATAGGTTTGAAAATAACTTAGCAGGATGGAATGCAGATCTAGAAATAGAATTACCTAATGATCAGTATATATGTTAAGTAAATTAGCTTTTAGCGATAAGTTTAATGCAAGGATAGAAGAATTCTTTAAAGCTGTTAAAAAACAAGCTAGACAGAATCTAAGTAAAGGTACTAAGCTACAACGTAAAAAGCGACCTATAAACAACACTAAAAAACTTTACAATAGCATACAGTACAAAAAACTATATGAAAAGAGTAGTGGTATTGCATATGGTTTATTTATGGAAGATTATGGTGATTACATTGACAAAGGTGTAAAAGGTACTAAAAGTAATTATAGAGTAAATAAGAATACACCTTATAGCTTTAAAACTAAAATGCCATATTCAGAATTATTTGAGAACTGGGCAAAAGCTAGAAACATAAGATTTAGAAACGCACAAGGACAATTTACTAAAGGTAACTACAAACAAATAGGTTATGTAATTGCTAGAAGTATTTATGAAAAAGGTATAAGAGCAAACAATTTTTTTACTATACCTTTTGTTAATGAGTTTAAAAAATTACCACAAGATCTACAAGATATATTTAGTGATGATATGGTAATTGAAATGATTGAAGCGATGATAGAAGCAGATATAATTAAAAGAATATAATGGCAGCAATATTATTAAGAAGTCCGTATTACGAAACACATAGTCAGGCTTATGTAAGTCCTAACGTAGCAAAAAGTGCTACACTAGTATTATCAGTAGATGGTACACAAATAACATCAATGAGTAAAGATACTGTACTATCAGGTACTAGTGGGCAAGAAACTGGAACTGTAGCATTTGAAATAGCAGATCTATGTAGAGATTATTTAGATATTACATTTAATAATACTTATACAGATCAATCAATAGCAATAACAGGTACGCTAACATTTAAAAGCGAAACAGTTGATGACATAAATACAGGTGCTACTGCAGTAACAGTTGGAACGCCTGTAAGTATATCACATAGAGGTATTGATGGGTATTATGAATTTATGGAAGGATTAGGTACAGGTCAAAACAGCGCTAAAACACTTGCTACTAATGATATATTACAAGATAATACACAAATATATTTACCAGACAATACTGCAGGGCAAATACCTTATTGGGATGGTTCATCAATACAATATCAAGCATTTAGTGCAAGCGCAACTAATGTAACAGTAATAAGTACAGCGTTTACTTTAAATAGAGTGTGTAATAAACATACAGCATATCAAGTAACATTTGTAAATAAATATGGAGCTTTACAAGACTTTTATTTTAATGGTAGAACAACAGAAAACATTAATGTAAGTAAAACTACATTTAAAAGAAATATAGCTACTAGTAGTTTTGAATATGATAAACAAAAACATTCTATTAGACAGTTCAATACATTAGCTAATGAAACAATTATACTAAATACTCCACCTATGAGTTATGATAGTGTTAATGAAAGTATAAAACAATTATTAGTAAGTGAACAAGTATGGATAATAAAAGTAGAGGGTGGTTCAGAACAAACAGTTCCAATTAATATAACTGATACTCAACAAACATTTAAAACAGGTATAAATGATAAAGTAGTACAGTATACTATTACAGCAGAATATGCTTTTGATATGATTAGTAATATTAGATAATGAATGATATTCAATTATATGTTAAACAACCTAGCGATGTTAATTATACTAGGTTAGATTTATTTAAAGATGAAACTATATCTTTAACACAAACTATACAAGATGTAAAAGATCCTGGAAAAGTATTTACAAACTTTAGTAAAACGTTTAGCTTACCTGCTAGTAAAACAAATAATAAGTTTTTTAAACATTATCATAATTTTACACAAAGCGAAACATTTTCATTTGATGCACGTAAAAGAAGGCAGGCTAAAATAGAATTAAATAGTTTACCATTTCAAAAAGGACACATTAGATTAGAGGGTGTAGATTTAAAAAATGGTAGACCAGATACATATAGAATAACATTCTTTGGTGAATTAAACCTAAAAGATATATTAGGAGATCACAAATTACAAGATTTAGATTGGCTAGACAACTTTGATGTAACATATACATCAACAAATGTAAAAAGCGCATTAGAATCTACATCAGGTTCTGGTAATGTTACAGTAGATAGTGTTACATATACTACACCTACTTTAGTATCATTAATAGGTAATTCTATGCGAGGATTTTATGATAGTAGCAATACTACACCAGCTTATTATGATAGCACAAAACAAGAAATAAATATATCAGGTGGTAATTTATACGCAGCTAATGCTAATGCTTCTGGTTATTATTGGAAAGATTTAGTATATAGTATTAGGTTATATGTAATAATAAAAGCTATAGAGAATTCTGGTATAACAAAAGATTCAAGCGGTAATAAACGAATAATATTTAGTGATGATTTCTTTAATACAACTAATGTAGGTTTTTATAATTTATATATGCTGTGTCAGAGAAACGCAGGTAAAATATTAGAAGGTTTAGGAAGTTCATACACACCTAATAAACAAACTGGAAAAACATATAATAACGCAACAAATAACCACGAACAAAATTTATACTTTAGCCAAAAAGATTGGACTGTATATAATCTAACATCTACACAACAGTTTCAATTTACCTTAACTATAAACTATGCTAGTTCTACAGGTAATATATATGTAGATTTAAGAAATAAATCAACAGGTACATTAGAAACTACATTCACTTATGCAATAGGTCAATCAGGTGGTACTAGAAGTTATAGTATTGGTAATGGTACTTATGAATTAGTTTTTAGATCAGACAAAACAGAAGTAGTAAATTCTTTTTCAATGAACTTAGTTGGTTTGTTTGGAAGTTATGATACTACTAGTTTAACAACTTCAGATTTAGATACTGACTTTACAATTCCAACACAAGGTTTTGCTATTAAAAGTAATATACCAGATATAACAATAGTAGACTTTCTTTCAGGGTTATTTAAAATGTTTAACCTAACTGCTTATAAAGAAGATGGTAAAATATATGTAAAAACACTAGATAGTTTTTATACAGGAGGTACAGTAAGAGATATTACAGAATATGTAGATAGCACTACAAGAACAGTAGATAAAGCTCTACCATATAGGGAAATAGATTTTAAATATGAAGATACTAACAATATACTTGCAAAAAACCATTTAGAGCAATTTCAAACAGAATGGGGTTCTGCTACTTATAATGACGATGGAACTTTAGATAGCAATAATGAAACATATGAAATAGTATTACCTTTTCAGCATATGAAGTTTGAAAAACTAGTAACAGGTTTACAAGTAGGTCATTTACTAGACGACAAACAAGCTGCTTATTTAGGTAAGCCTGTAATATATTACCCTATACATAGTACAACAACAGGTGAAGTAGCACCTAATATAAATTTACTTACTGAAATAAATGGTTATGACAATGGTGGTACAACTACTGAAGCAAGTGTAGAAAGTTATTGGATGCCTAGTAATACACCAACTGTACAATCAACAGGATCTGGTTATCCAGAATCAATACACTTTAATTTAGAAATAAATGAGTGGTATCCAGAAACAGGTACAGATTATACAGACACATTATTTGAAAAATATTATAAATCTTATATAGTAAACGTATTTAGATTTAATGAGCGATTAACTAAAATAAAAGCTAGGCTTCCTTTAAGTTTCTTACAACAATACAGTTTAGCAGATGAATTACAAATAGGTGATTTAACTTATAGAATAAACAGTATAACTACTAATTTACAAACAGGTGAATCTAATTTAGAATTATTAAATGGTAGAGAAACAGTAGTATCATCAGGTCAAGGTTCTATAAGTATAATAATATCAGCATCAAACAGTACTAATGCAAACACAGCTTGTGGTTATACATTAGATACAACAGTTTATTACAGCGGTACATTAGGTAATAATACTAGATTATATACTGATTCAGCTTTAACAACTGCTTATACAGGATCAGGTAATTATCATAAGTTCCCTGGAAGTAATTATGCTACAATAGACGCTAATGGTTATATGTCTAATTACCAACCTTGTCCTACACTAGCACCAAGTATGACAACTAACTCTACTACTAATATAACATATCAATCATTTACAATGAATGGTAGTTTAAATGTAGCAAATGGTACAGTAACCCAAAGAGGTTTTTATTATGGTGTAAACCCTACATATACAAACAATACAAAAATAGCAGAGGGAGGAACTGCAACAGGATCATTTAGTTTATCAATTACTAGTGGTGTTACAGCTAATACAACTTATTATGTTACTGCTTATGGTATAAACCAACACGGAGAAGGTGTAGGCACAACTATTAGTTTTACAACAAGTTCACCACCTAACACACCTACTGTAACTGCAGAACCAGCTGATAACGTTGGGCAAACTACATTTACAGCAGAACTAGAAATAACGAATGATGGTGGCGCAACAATAAATGGTGCAGGTTTTTATATGGGTACAGACAACAGCAGCCCAACAAATAATACACATTATGATATAAGCCCAGCGCCTACTAGTATAGGTACAAAACAATATGATTTTTCTGGATTAACAGATAATACAACATATTATTATTGGGGAACTGCAACTAATACTTATAGTACAACTAAAGGAATATCATCTAATTATACAACAGTTACAACTAATGCAGCACCTAATTATACAACACATACTTCTATACAATATTATGTAGATGACGCATATTTAGCTTGTGTTACTAGCGTTAGTTCAACTTATTATTCATCAGGAACAGGAAATACTTTTGGCGCAGGTTTAACTATTTATACAGATAATGGGTTAAGTAATTTAGCGCCTGATGGTTATTATTCATACCAAAATTATGTATATCAAATATCAGGAGGTAATGGTACGTTAGGTACGCAAACAGCTTGTTCTACAAATATTTATAGATTAGCATTAAGTTCAGGGTATCCGACAACTTATTATACAAGTTCATCAGATGCCTGTAGTTCGAGTTATGGTTCAGTATATGCTTATTATTCAGGAACACTGTCGAGCGGAAGGCAAATGTACACAACGACAGCATTAACAACTTATTTTACAGGAGCAGGTACACAAGCATACCCAGATTGGTTATACCCATCTAATTATGTAGTAAAAGCTAAAAGGCAATATTATACAGGTTCAATGTGGTTAGACTTAGGTAGTGCAGAATATGTAGGTTATATAAGCACGAGTGGTGTTTGGCAAATAGGATACTATGATTATGATAATGGTGATTTAACTTGTCCTTAAAAAAATAGAATAATATTATTATATATATAGATGTTACACAGTATAATTGAATTATTGAAATACTCTAAAAGCAATAGCGAGAATATACAAATCGCAAAAGGCAAATA